GATTTTCGCCGGGGGGTTTTGTAAATAGCGCAACATGTGGTATTTCATAACCGTCTGTTTCTGGAAATTTTGGACCGTCTGGGTCCTCGGCATTTGTTTGTGCTGTATGAAGTGTCCTATACAACACGCACGATAGTCTATCACAATATTCGTATGTTCCATATGGGCCGGGTATCAAGCCCATTTGGGTTGCTCGTTCACCAAATGTTATCATAAATAACCTACCTTGTGGTGATTCAAAAGAATTTGTTTCACAGCCTGTTTGATCTCATCCTCAAACGCTACACGAAACATTTTCAAATGCGCACCAAAGAGTTTCTTGGCTAAAAGTTTAGCCGTTATATCAATAAATTCTGCCGCAGTTAAATCATTTGTGATAGGAGTAGTAACTCTGATATGATCATATCTTGATTTTAAAATGTCTATTCGAGGTGTTGGTTTATCTATATAAGTCATCATCAAGTCTGCTCTAAAGAGAGTTTCACGAAGTGTGGGGTGTCTAACAGTGAAACTAGAACCACCTATATCTGGTTCTGGTTTGTAGAATACCCTACCGATTTCGGGTTCAAAAATATTCATAGTCTCTCCAAGCAGAAATGAAGATAAAGATCCCTACCATCTATATTGATATGGTCAGGTTCGCCAAGTCGAAACTTAAAACGACCTTCAAATTCACCATAATATTTTGCCCGTTCTTTGGTCCATATCGAAGCGTGTGGGTCATATGGTTCGTTTAGAAGTTCTGTTGTCACAGTTATGTTATGCTTTTCGAAATCACGATCATTTACATCTTCGTCGAGAATCATCTGCGCCAGTATTTTATAATCAGGCACAGCTATATTAGCAATAGATCCCTTTCTCATTACAGAGGCTAGAAGATAAAAGAAATAATTAACACGAGTAAATGGTACATGTTCAAGAAATCTGAATATTCTGACACGATCAAATTTCATAATGGTTCTTTCAAGGAATGTAAAAATATCTTCGTCTATTCTATAATGTTGACGTTTAAAAACTGCACCATTCTTAAAACCTATATAATTATGTTCTACATCTTTTGGGTTTGATGCAATATAAAAAGATTTGTCAACGCTAACGGCAAAAATTGGTACATCATTATATTCCATTTCGTCTTTGCCAGCTCCTAAATTCAAAACAGTTGTCATTTTCACCTCACATATTGGAATACAACGCTTTGTGCAAATGGTAAAATATAAAAATTATAATATCTTTCTCTATCAATGTCATCCGTATCCATGATGTTTATCACACTTTTACTAATTTCCAATTCTCCATACTCTTTCAAATAAACATTGTAACGATCTTCTCTGGTTGGAACTGCAAAAAGATGTGCGTTCTCTGTTTTCATCAACCCATCTTTTATTTTTTGAAGAGCAACAAAAATAGAAGTTTTGTTAGAGAAGTTAATGTCGCAAAATTTTCCGTAAATTTCGTCCATTGCTTCATATCTTGACGAAACACCCTTTATGGATATTTTCTTCTTTGAAAAATCTTTAGCTATAAAACTTCGCTTGTTTATAGAAGAAATAAATATATCAAAATAATTCCTGAACTCTAATGGTATTTGACCAATGTTTAACTCGGTCATTGGTTTATTTAATATTACGCCGTCATATTGACGAAGAATAATATTGTCTTTTTCAATGTGGTTTTTAGAAAGATAGAGATCGATTAATGATTGTGTTGTTGTTCTTAGAAGTGTGGTCAGGCGTGGGTTGTTCTTCATCATCTTGCCTATGGCTATATTTCTTTCAAGTTTGTTATCTGGGTCTATACCAGAAATATCATGCCCAAGATGTTTTAAAATGTTATAATGGCAAGATGGAATGTCATAAGAGTATATATCTTTTAATACAAATTTACATTTATCATTTATTTTCATAGTAAAGCGGGTGGCTTGTAAGCCACCCGCCCTCCGATTATGCTAAAGTTTCTAAAAGAACGTTATCAATCTGGAAGAGATGGTTGATATCAAACATGTCTGCTTGTCTTTCAAGCAACCATTTTACTGCATCTCTATTTGTTGTGAAATCATCCACAGCTTTTGAGCTTTGTTTGTATCGGAGTTGAAGTGCTTCTTTATCTAATGGCGAGTCCATTTTTTCTGCAAACCCAACACCGTCATTCAATGGAATGTTAACTTCCGTATCTTTTCGTCTCACTCTTCCGATATTATAAGGAATAAGACCGACACCGGCTAAATTGTAACAAGCCACAAGAATCAGACCAGTTCTGACACCATATGCTTTTACAACAACATCGTTACCTAGGTGGTAATAGAGTACAAACCCGCTATTGTGGGCTTTCATATCATAGCCGGGGAGATCAAGAACTGGGTGAACGTTGGCGTCATCGTATTTTCTCAGTTCACGATATATTTCTCCGGTTTCTTCATCTTTTTCGCCACTCAGATCGGGAACTGTTACAACCAAGTATCTTTCTGTCTTGACCCCGGTTGTGGCGATTCTTATGGGCTTGAGGTCTGGAAATTTTTCTTTGTTTTCATTGAACCAATCATATAAATTTGTAACTGATGCTTTAACAACATTTGTGGGTGCTTCTTCCACCACACTTTCTTCAGATTGGCTCTGTTCTACCTGTTCTTCTTCTGAGGCCTGTGCTTCGTCAGTCTCTTCTGGTAGATCAAGTTCTGAGTCTTGAAATGAAACCTGTGGCTCTTCAGCCTGTTTAATCATTTCAGATAGGTTGTCATTCATGTTCATACCTCCACTTTTCTAAATCTTTTTCTGCACTTTCACGCCATTTTTCAACATCAATATTGGCGTATGTTTCCAGCGCTGCACCGGCAAGCGCCATTATTTTTATAACATTGGCATAAGCCTCACTTGGTGTATTTAACCCAGTGTCTAGTTCCATTGAGTAGTTTAACCACTCAGGTCTATCATTTGGGCCAGCCCAAGGACCTGTATACGATTTAATGGCTCGATCAATATAATCTTTTAGAAACAAGAGAAAACTTGGAAAACTGAGGGCTTTGATGTGTTTATATTCACCAAAAGCTTTCCTTTCATATTCTCTCTCTTTAATGTACAACTTTATCACTTCTTCTGGCGTCATATTATACCTCCAAAATTCTCTTGATGTATTGAGCATTTTTAAATATTTTTGAAGAGTATTCTGGCATATACTCAAGCACAATGATTCCTTCCCAATTATATAAAAATTTCAAATTTCTCACAAAAGGTACAAGGTTAAGTTCGCCTTCTTGTGAATTGAATGGAAGGTGTTGGCTTCTTTTATTTCTGTTTGATAAATGAATAATTTTGGTATATTTTAAAATGAAAGGTAGTATTCTAAAATCAAACCAGACATCATCAGCATGACTCGTATCTAGAGTCATCCACAATTTATCTCGATCAAGATTTTCAATTATATCAAGTGGTGTTCGAAATATCTTTTTGCGTTTCCATTGAAAATTTTCAATACATAGATGAAATTGTGGTTTCAAATCACTTAGAAATTCTCGAATGCCAAAGTTTGGGTGAATAACATAATGATCACAACCAGTTTCAGTTTTAATAAACTGAATCATATTTAATATGTCTTTTTTGGTTTGTTTTAAAACATCAAGCGGTAGATGGGCAACTTCAACTTCAATACTGTGTTCTTTTATTTTATTGATGATAATATCATTATATTCTTTAAAATATTTATATTGCCACAAACCAAGCTGGATAGGCATATTGATATTAATAATATCGTTTTCAACGAAGTATTTACAGTTAATTGATTGCGCAACTTTAATCATATAAACCTTCTTCCATCAAAGCCATTATCTATACCTTTCCAATTTATTGCAATTGCGTTTGATGTATGTATAGACTCTTCATGCGTACACTTTACGATCCAGTCCTTTACCGGCATATCACTTAAATTTTTTGAAATGATTCGAATAGCATCTTCAACAAACAGAGGGTTTTCTGCTGCAACACGCGCTATTTCCTGTTCATCATTTCTTTTAATTATCGGGTAAGGTAGCGTTTTGATACCATTTTCCACTGCGTCAATAATATCTTCTAACCAAACATAGTTTTTTAAGTCACTCTCAACGAGAATGTCTGCAAATGCTCTTTGGTTGTGCGGAAACCCGATTGCCCCTTTTTCATATAAGTGCATACACAGTTCAGCGGAACATGGACAATATGCTGCATATTGAACACGAACGCCTTGAAAAAATCGATAATTATCTAAAGGCTCGTAACTATCATTATCAACAAGATTGCTTTGGTACTGACCTTCAAATCTACACGGATAATAAATTGGAAAGGAATTGCTTGATAATGGTGATTTCTTGTTTCGCGGCAACTTAAATTCAAATTTCATAAAAGAATTATCGGAACCAACTTTTTCTTGTAACTCTTTTAGTATTTCTTGAATAACCCACCTCTTGAGTGGTTTATCCAAATGCGTACCCAAGGTCCTTAAAAATCTAGACATTGAAATACCTTTCAGATGTTCTGGTACGTTAGTTCTCATTGAAACCAACCCATAAAGATTCATTGGTTCACCGGTCAATTCTTTAAATGTTGGTCTTCGTTCCAAACGGAAAGGTACTTCAACGCCCTCGACGCCGACTTGTTTAATTGGTATTTTAAGAGTCGGTTCTGTTTTTTGAATATCTGGCAGATTCATTTTGTAGAACCTCTTTCATAAATTTTATTTCTAGAGCATTCTTCCATACTTTTATAAAAGGTTCGGTTTTATCTTCCCAATCATGTTCACGATCATTTGAGCAGTGGAATTCAACGTGCGATGTATGTAACTCATTATCTTGTCTCTCTATTGCATTAGAATCATGATTAAATGAATAGGAAGTGCTGGGGGTTACCCAATCAAAGATTATTTCAGAACCACATTCTTTACAGTTTACTTTGAATGAGCATATTTTATCGGCTTGGGCTTTGACAATTGCCCTAGATAACATAGATGTGCTTTCTTCAAGGCTATGAATTTTTTTCGGAGCTTTTGCCCAAGCATCTATCATAATTTCATTTACTTCTTTTTCACTTAAGAACAGAATTTTCAACAGATTGTCCATGTCGTTTTATTTCTCCTATAACTAATTCTTTTGGGTCAAACATGAATTTGTCTTTCACTATTTTATTTCAACACGTTCTTTTTTCATTGAAACATATTGATAGAACTTACCATCTAGTTCAACATACGGTGTGTAAGCTGATGTAGTCGAACTTGTTCCGTGTATGTTGTACCAAGAATTTATCATTTGTAATCAACCCCCAAAACAGTTAGATAAGACTTAAGGAGTTTAACTGATTCCGGTGTAGTATCTAGATCGATTTTGTCGCCGGGTTCAATCAGATCACGAATATATTTATTTTTTAAATCTATACAATCAGACTTGGTTGTTAGAAATTCAAAAAGGTTACACGGGGCATCGTGACCAATCAAACAAGCAGTTTCCATTTCACCGCACCTCTGCCCCCCCTTGTTCTTCCTACCACCAAGCGGTTGAAGTGTTCTTCTAGCATAAGCTCCAATTCCACGAGCAGCCAACTTTTCTTCAGCTATGTGAACCATTCTAAAGAAATAAATATGCCCAACAGATATTTCGTTAAGTAAATATTTTCCGGATATCGGGTCAAATATTTTTTGTTTTGGCTTGGTTTTGGTGTATGATAGAGCCTTTTCAAGATTATCAAGTGAAATAGATTCAAATGGCGGTTGTATTAAAGTTATTGATTTTACAAAATTTTCGTCAATTGTATCAGGCAACTGTTGTGCAATCTGTTTGTAATACCAACCATTTTTTGTATTATCAATTATATCAATGTAATCCAGAAAATATTTCTTGATTTCTGAATTTGAAATATCTTTTTTTAACATTTCGAGCATGGTTCTTTTTAGGTCGTAGAGAGACGATGTTAACTCAAGCTCATACAGTTGGCCTATATTCATTCTGGAAATGATTCCCATTGGGTTAATACATATATCAGCATGGCGTCCGTCTTCAAGTTGAGGCATTTTCTCATGTTCTACAATTGTAGATATAACACCTTTATTTCCATGCCGGTTGGCGATTTTATCACCAACCTGAATGGGTCTTAAATGAACACCAATCATTTCAACTCTTATTCCGTTTATTTCTTCTCTCTTAAATTTGTAGCGACCTTCAAAGTTGAATTTATCTAAAGCATGTTCTTTTATAAAAATATTCGCCTCTTTTTTATCGAGTCTTGATCTAATGATTTTTATAACGTCATTGTTTTTTTCTTTTTGTTTAGCTATAGTTTTTTCAACCCACTCTTTATACTGCGGTATGTCTCTATTCCATTCATTAGCATATATATTCACGTCTGATACCATAAATTCTTTCTTTGCCAACAATTTTATATCATCCGAGAATACGGAATATATGTCATCCAAATTTAAAGATTTCATTATTGCGTATGGGTTTCCTTTTTTAACTATATCAAATTTCTTAGGAAGTGGGTCATATTCCCCATCTTTCAATGACAAAAGAACTTTATTTGGTGGAATATCAAAAGATAAGTCTTTGAAATGAACAGATGTTAAGACACCTTCTTCAACCAATCTTTTAGAAATAACAATTCCGTCTTCGTAATTGTCGCCGTAATAAGACATTACGGCGGTTAACAAATTTCTACCTATTTTAATCGATCCGTTTTTACAGAAATTACTTTCTGCTAAAACGTCACCTTTCTTAAATTTGTCACCTTCTTTTACATAAAGATTCATGAAGTCCATATGTTCAACATAAATCATTCTCTGTGAAACATCAAACATGTCTATTTGTCCATTATCGTATTGAACAATTAGATGTCTACCATCGGAGTATATAACCTCTCCATCTCTTTTCGCAACTTTCACAAATTGCGTTTGATCTGTATAAAGATATTCACACCCCGATCTAATCATTGGTGTTTCAAAATTTCTCAACATAATTGCTTGGCGCATTTGAGAAGAGGCCATCTGAAGTCTGGTCTGGTCATCATGTTCGCAAAAAGGCACCATAGAAACGGGTATAGAAATTGGTTGTTGGTCGCATATCAGATTTGTAAATTTTAAGTTTTCATCGAACTCAACGTTGGGTATCAAGTTTTGTAAGACGCCGCAATTATCTCTATCAGGTGTGTCAACGGGGCAAACTCGACCAAACATAGAGGGGCATATATCTCTCAAATGCCTTGGTATGTTCTCTCTCGCAAAACCGCCGGGACCGAGCAAACTTATTCTGGAAAGTTTAGTTAATTCTTCAATTGGGTTTATAGAAAAATCAAACTGAACAATATCAGAAACATTTGATTCAGATATTATCTGTGATGAATTAACGTTAAACTTAGGTTGACGAGCCGTTCTATTTGCGAAACACAAGTCGAAAATAGCTTTGGCGACTTTGGCCAGAATCATGTATTCAAAACATCTTATTCTTTTGTTTGTAAATAATGTGTCATCAACATACTGTGTTTCTAAAATGTTCAATACTTCATCAAGTATTGTTTCACTTTCTATGAATCTGGCAGTCATTACATCCACTTTTGGTATTATATCTAATGCATATATTATGTCTTCGCCTTTCGATCTTGCATTATATTTCGAATATAATCGACCAACTTCTAGAATAAAGTCGTCTTGTGTATAACCCTTTGATTCTTCATAATAAAGAATCAGGTCATTAACAAGATATTCTAATATTGTTTCTGGTTTTTCAATCGGTTTGGCTGTCTTTAAATCAAATCTTTTAACAACCTCATTAATTCCAAAATACGCAAATAACATTAATGATAGAGGCACTTTTCTACCCATAAATGTCATTTTTGCGTATGGTGCCTCTTTATCTTTGAAAACCATAACAGTCGCAACATTGGTTCTTAATTTGATAGATTCGCCTCTCGTTACAATAGGCACATCAAATAACTGAAATAGAGGTATCTTTTTTCTACCATTGATAAAAACGTAATTATCTTCAATTAGTTTTGGTATAAACAGATTTAGATCGATCTCGGCGCTTGCCTTTTTTAATCTTATCGTCAGATTTTGTTTGATGGTTTTAGACAATTCACCGGATGAGAAACGAGGGTCTTTTATAGAAAGTTCTTCAATACTAAACCCAAGCTCCTCTACCGGTTTAAGAATTTCCGCTATCGTATTTAACAATTTAGAATAGTCTTGCTTCCTTATAGTAAAGATGTTATTGTCAACATCTTGAATTTTGAATACTGGGTTGATTGGCCTCACTCGATTTTTTCTCCTTTTAGTATTTTGTCAAGTACGCCATAATACCTTCCTTCATACATAATCCCCTGAAGAATGCTTCTTCTTGGGTTTGAAAATGCCATCGCAAGAATCCAACTCTCTTGGTTGGGAACAGATTGAATACTATAATAATTAGGTTTAATTTTATTTCTATTTGATAACAGTCTCCATTTTCGATAGTTTACCCACATAAGCTGTGCAACAACGCATTCATAGTGAACGTGATAAATATTTTTGTTGTAGACATCGAAAAGCTCATCGACTATTTTAACATAATTTTTATTTTTGAATTTGTGCAGAATAGTTGCCACGGCTGCTAAATCGCCGATAATATCCTGCTGTTTCATCTCTGAGTCTTTTTGAGCCTCACCTTTTATTATAGCAGATCCTGATGTATGAAAAGTTCTTAGAACAAGTTGGGTCGAACTTTCCCCAAGAGTTTGGGCCGCTAATATTCCAATAAATCGACTGTTAATACTTTTGTATAATTCACCATAACATTTTTTACAAATTTTCGGTGATTTGCAAAGAATTGGGCTTCTAATCTTAATTTTCTTACCTAGAATCAAATTCCAATTATTTTTAGTTATCAGCGCCAATGAGCCATCTTTTTTTCTCACCCAGCGCCCAGTTAACATTTTTGCTTTCTTTTCGTTTTTAACATCAACCTCAAGAAAATCTTCGGTGCCGCAATCATCAAGTTCCATATCTAATTGTAGGTTGGCACACGTAAATATCAATTTTCTGGAAAGATACCCCGAGGTTCCGGTGTTTAAGGCAACATCGAGAAGACCTTTTCTACAACCATATGTAGAGTAGAAAAATTCTTCTTGTGTTAGACCGTCAATTAAGCTGTGTTTGATTGGAAGAGGTAGAATTTCACCTTCAAAGTTTGAAATAAACCCTCTGGTCAAAATCAACTGTTTAACCTGATCCCAGCTTCCTCTGGCACCAGAATCAATAAAGTAAGAATACACAAATTTCTTTTTAAGCTCTTTATTTAATTTTGGATCAGATACAGCATTGAGTTGTTCTCGAATACTTGGTTTGTCATAAAGATGCTTTCTGAATCCTTCAACGCCATCAAATTTACAGTCTGATAATGACATAGTACAACCAAAGAGCGTTGAATATTTAAAACCAAGTTTTTTGATATTGTCTAAAACAGTTCTTGTTACTTGGTCATTATATTTATCTTTAACATCATTTAAAATAGCAATTAATTTGTTTTTGTTTACCTCACCTTTGACGACTTCGTAATCATCAGGAAGACAATTATTGAACTCTGCTTCTCCCATAGAAATTATATGACCTTTATAGTCAATCTCTTCTTTAAGATCATCAAATTTCTTTGAGGTCAAAGCAAAGATGCCTAGAATAATATCTTGACTTGGTGTTGTCGTAAGTTCTTCATTCGCGGGGCTGCTCAGATTCTTAGTAATTAGAATTTTTTCTCTAACTTCTTTTCTAGCATCTTCTGTTATTGGCACATAAACAGCCATTTGGTCTCCATCAAAATCGGCATTGAATGGGGGGCAAACCATTGGATGAATTTTAATAACATTATCTAAACTGATTTTTATTTTGAAACTTAACATACCCAAACGATGTAATGAAGGTTGACGATTCAATATACAATATTCATTTTTAATTACATCTTCGCAAACTTTATAAAGAACTGGAGATTGCATTTCGATACAATCATCGACAAAATCGATAGCTTTGTTAAGAAGTTTGAATTTTCCTAATTCAATAATTCGTTTGGCAATTGGTAGTTTATATATTTCTAACACCATAAGGTATGGTAAAACACACTCATCTAAATTGAGTGTAGGGTCTGGTGTTATAACGGCTCTTCCGGAAAAATCAATTCGTTTTCCTAAAATATTTCCGCGAATTAACCCTTCTTTTTTGGCCATTTTTTCCAATATTTTCTGGTATAAATCATTCACCAGTTGCTGTAATTGTTTAAAATATGTATAATAAAGTTGTTTATCTCTTTTGATGTCGATAATCGTATCAAGCATTATTTCTCTTTTTGTTAATATCTGAATATAATTACTGTTGATACGATCCATCTTATTTTGCCCGGTAGTCTTAGTTGAAGAAGGTCTTAAATCTGGCGGTAAAACAATAATCTTATCAATCATTAGATTATCTAAATTATCTTTGATCATTTTCCATTCAACCACACCCTCTTCGATATAAAGATTAGAAACGTATTCTATAAGTTTTAAAATCGCCTCATCTTTTTCAAAAGTCTGAACTTTTTTAGGTAATCTTTCCGGTGTTAAAGTAACAATTGCTTCACCATCATGATCAATGTAAAGAATACTCTTTTCATTCTTCATTAAATCATCGAGGGCTTTCTTAAGATTTTTTCCTCCCAATTCTACTAAGAGGTCATAGAATATGGGATTAACTATTTTAATCGGTAATGTAATCTTTGCAAATCGTTTTCTTCTTTCTGAACTGTTTACAATTTCAACACCACAAGTCTCACACGCTTTTGGGTTGTCTTCTGAAACACCATAATATATATCACACTGACAAGTATAATTTTTTAATGGCCCAAAAATATGTTCAGAAAACAATCCACCAGAATGAAATTTTTTCTTTGTACCAAATATTTTTGGTGTTTGTATTTCCTTCAAAGGCTCACAAAAGTCATCAAACGTGAGTAATTTTGGCATACTCAGCTCCTTGTTTTGAATTTCTCAGATAAGAAATTTCCTATTTGATATAGATGTTCTTGAATTTTGTTAGAAATGATTCTATCAAAGTCTGGCATTGCTTCATGAACTATTCTTTGTATATCTTCATGCGCAAGCTGCAAACCTTCCTCTTCGATTACGTTCTTAACGATATTCCTTATCGCTTGTCTAAAAGCATCTTCAGTCTTTGTCTCCGTTTTGTCCATCGCACTTTTCCTTTTTGTCTGTTATTTTTTTAATGCCTTTTTTAATTTTTTGTTTTAATATGATTTTATTATCATTCCAAACTTCTTCCAATTTAGTAACTACTCCATCCAATAATACATCCAGAATTCTTCTACCGCTTTTTTTAACTGTAATGTCTAGCTCGTCTATTGTCTCATCAATAACTTTTTCTATATCATCATCCCTTCGTTTTGGTTCTGTCATAGGTTTTAATACCCCCAACGATATTCATTTTTTCGACCAACAACTGGTCGATTATTGCTTCTGGTTCAAAATAACAATCATCAAGATTGTAGAATGCCATATGGTATTCCGCTTCTCGCATCAAAGATTCATCCCACATTTTAAATCTAAGCTCATCTGGTATACAGAACTGATTTGTTAGAGGGTCTGAATTTGGATGTTCTCCGTCAACGTAAATCTCATTCAATTTTCCGTCTACCAATCTGACCTTATATTTTTTAATCAAAAACTTTATACTTGAGGCCAAGATTTCATAATATTCATTCTTATATTTCATTCTAATAGGTTTTATAAACTTTTTAAACTCCTTATTTTCCAATCTTGCTGTCATGCGGCACCTGTTTCTGGAACGAGTTCAACAACATTATCTTTAACCGAAATAATATAATTTTGATAGTCGCACTGATTATTAATAAGAAAGTTTAAATTTAAAATTATGTCACCGCCACTTTTAATATTCCCACGCGGTATAAGTTTGGTTATAGATGGGTTTTGTGGGTCTCCAATGAGAATTTCAAGGTCTTTGATTTTATTTGCTTCTATTATGGGAATTATATTTTCTCTAAAATTTATCAATCGGTCTTCTCCGTCACTGTGATCATATATAATATCACAACTTTCAGAGTGTGCTTTAATAAAATCAATGTCGTAGCGACTGACAGAGTTTGTATCGATAAGAGTTTTGATTTCACCGCTTTTTACAAGTGAAGCGACTATAAAAGCCGCTGTTTTCAAATCGTCTTTGGTGAGTGGAGATATATATCTCCCTTCATGATGAACTTTATAATTTACATATTTTCTACAATCGACAATAACGCTTCTTGCTGAAATATAAGCTCTAATATTAATAGTTCCTTTTCTATCATATATAAAATCTCTACAATCGAAAATAAGATCCGATTTGGGTAAGCTTGTATATCGTTCTATGAAGCATGTGTCAATAGTTTTTACATTCAAATCCGAATTTTTTTCGGAAATTATGTCTTTCAAAGCTTCAACCTTTCTCAAACCAACATCTATTGGTCGGTAGATTGAATTTATCAAGTTTTTAGATTGTACCTCATCAAAATCAACAAATGTTAATTCTTCGGTATTCTCTAAATTTGCTAAGGCCTCAGCTATGTATCCTCCTAAAGTTCCAATACCGATAATCGTGAAAGTTCTATACACGCTTCCATCGTTCCCCTTTCCAAAGATGATGGGAGAGGCCGAAGCCTCTCCCTTTATGCTACGTTGGTTACCTATTTAGCAACCTTTCTTACCCGCAGCTTTCACGAACTCCAGTTTGTCGCCGTCCTGAAGCACATGATCATTGTTGGTTTTTTCGCCATTGACGAGGCCGCTGGCTTGGGTATCGATATTGAGGATTTCTTTCAGAAAATCACGAACCTCGCCAACGGTCTTGCCGACAACGGGGAAATTTCCTGAAGATGCACCGCATGATACCTGGATGGTCGTGCTGTAGCTGCTTGCTGAGGCACCACTTCCAGTTTTCTTTGCGGCGACACCGGCATGAAACTGATCCATCGGGCCGGTTGATCTCTTGGTTGTTTTCGGAGACACCGATGCAACCCCCGCTGCTGCTGCTCCGTGGGTCGCTGCCTGTTGTTCGAGGATCATGTTGATGGCTTGGGCCTTCGGTTTTTTGCTGATACCTGTAATTCCGAGTTGGTTGAAAGCCATTTTCTTCAGGTCTTTGTCTCTCATTCCTTCAAGTTCTGTACGAGTGTAAACTGGCATAAAAATTCTCCTTGTTCACTTTTTCACACGGTTAACGGTTTTCGTTGAGCTGGGTTTGCACCCATAGTAACAATGTCAAAATAGACTTCGGAAATATTGATTTCCTTTAAAATAACAGTTTTGTAAAAAGCCCAGCACATTAAAGTGGCGACACCAAGGTTCGTGAAATATAGCTGGGGTTCAGATTTCGCCAGTTCTTCACATGACATTTCATCTGGCGATTTGTCGTCTGGGGTTTCGATTTCCGGATGGTAGTCGCTCAGGCTCGGTGTTACGTCAACACCCCCTTTCCTGACATATAATTGAACGTTACCATCTGTCAACTCGTTACCGCCTGACAACAATATTATATCATTCATACCAGAACAGTATGATGATACCAAATTTCTCGTTTTGTGATTGTCCACACACAGAAAAACGATGTCGCCTTCTTGTATTACTGTATTGATGTTTTCTGGTGTGATGTAGTTAGGGAAGCTATCAAAATGAAGATTTTCGAAATTTAATTGCATTTCTCTCATTTTGATTTCAGCCTTATTGCCTAGCATTGCAAATTCTTGTCTTTCCAGATTTTTCTCTTCGTAATTGTCTCCGTCTATTAACAAGAAATTTGCTTTGAAGTCTCTATGGTAATTTACATATCGAGCTATTTTGTTAATCAGTATTGAGCCTATTCCACCTAAGCCTATAACGACAATTCTGTTATGCATATGAGTTTCCTTCACCATTTAAATAATTTATTGTGTTTCTTTCTTCTCTTTTTATTTTTCTTAGATTTGGTTGGTAAATCTATCGCATCAATGTTATCCAGAAAATCTCCGCTTGCGGCATTTTCAAGAATTAGTTTTTCCGGATCATCATTTGGTGGAAGCAACGTATCATCAGGATGAACCACATCATTTTTATCGACGCGATTATGCTTGAGCGGAACGACAGGCATTTTGCTTTTATCCCAACGACTTGAACAGAGTATATCAAACGCCCAATCTAGCTTATGATCTCTATAAATGCAGTCAATACACTTATTGTGGTCTAGAAAGTGATGCTTGGGAAATTCGATTTGTTCAACTTTGGAATTGGTATTAGAGCTTTTAGGTTTATCTTTCATTGCATTTAGATGATCATGAATAACAACGGGCAAGTCGTCTGTTGCAGGTCTCACATTCTTCCCACTATTTATGGGCAAAACGGGTTGGTGGTTGATCGGCCTACCATTGACCACACCATTGACAAATCCCGCTGCTGGTTTTCTATTGGTGCCATAATACCAATCATAAAGATCACCATATTCATCAAAATCATCATAGAAAACATTTGATGCATAATTTCCGTATGCGAATCTCTCCGTGCGGTTGTAGTACCCCGGACGTTTGTAATAACCACCAGCGCCATAGTAGCTGGTATATGTATATCCATATTCAACAAAATCCATCCATTTTTCATTAAATTTAAAATGCTTTAGAGCGTCTTTAGAAAGTTTATAACGAGCGTTTTGTGCTGTTTGGACGGGTTTTGCATTGACGCTATCATTTACTTCAACCAATTTTCCAAGTTGAGAATCCCATTTCCAATACTTTGTGTTTGAATACGTGGGTTGAATATAACCCGCGTGTTCTATTCCTTCAAGATAATCACTTGGTTCAGCATAAAACCTCTGTCCATTTGACATCAATGAAACCGACAATGAAAAATCGTCTGATGCGACATGACCGAAGGTAATGTGGAGACCGTCAAAAGATGTTTCATCGTCGTGATCTGTACCAGAATGAAATGCTGAAAAGTTGGCGTGACTATGAATCGTTCCGATCAAATCGTAACCTTCAATTTGAACCGAATCTCTTTCATACGATATTGATGCACTAGAGACTTTTTGCTTTGGTGGAATTATTGCAAACTGTTTTGTCTTTTTATCAAAGAATATGAGAACCATACCCTCTGATTTGTGTTTGTCATATACCGCTCTTAAGAATGCTAAGACAGCAGCAACTTTTTCGACCGGCAATCTAGGAATGTGCATTCTTGCCATTTTGTTGACAGGCTCTAATGTAGAAATTGCATCTACCTTTGTTATACTCTCCATTATATCGAGTTTTTTCTTCAGATAGATTCCCTCTTTACAGACAATGTACATTATATCATCGTTCGGTATTTCTTGTGAGCCGTCATTAACAAAGACTCTAAACATTAATTAGCCTCCGTTCATCTTTGACCATAAACTGGACGTTGAAGTTGTCGGTTTGTGTATAGGCACCGTGCATGTTCGGTATAGCAGAAATCTTTAAAGCATTTCTCATTTCAGCAGCGCTCATTCTAGGTTCTATGAAACCATATCTTCTCATATTAGATTTAAAATACATATCTACTATATAATAATCCATACGATCTCTGAACTGTTGAATATTCAAAGCTTTTAATGCAGGTGTCCACTCCTCCGTATTGCATAGTATGTAATTGTGGGATGCTGAAAATGAACCTGATGTAATTTCTACAACATCGCCTGTTTGATATTTTATTTTGGAGAGTTGAATTGGCGCATGTTCCAGTTTTTTCCATTGCGGCGATTTCATTGGGATTATGTCAAAGTTCTTGGTTATGTCATCTGCCCATAGGGTGCAACAATTCGAACATAGTGCCAGAGGCTCTTCCAGACCAGTATCTGTCAAGAAACCAATAATTATATTTGTGTCTTTCTTTGGAAAATTAGCTATTCCACCAATCTTTGCTTTTATTTTCATACCAGCGGAAAGCTTTTTATATGCGTTTGTTATTTTTCTTATCTTACCAACAGCCACATAATCCTTAGAAAGATTATAAATTGTTTCTTCTGATAGTTTTCCATTTTTATCTTGAAGAATTATTCCTATATTTCCAGTTTCATCACTCTTTTTGAAACCGATAATAAGATGTACTCTAAGCATATTCGTTGGTGTTGACCAATCTGCTACTACGACTCTATCACCGACATCGAATCTTAAATCACAGTCAAAACTCTTAAAAGATACATGGTCGTCTTTCAAACAGTTTTTTCGTACCATTTCATAATTTGGATTCGATACTCTGGTGACATCTGATGGGTACATTATTCCTTTACGGGTGAACAAAACATCTTTTTTGTATCTGTCATAGGCATCGATTTGGTATAGAGAATTCATATATCTAAATACTCTTGGGGCTTCTATAGAGTCATCTTTATTAAGAAGAATTCTTGTTTCTCTGTTTGGATTTATATTAACTCTAGACCCACCTCGATTCACAAATTGATAAATGAGTTCTCCGTTTGATTGAACATCAATACCGCTGAATTTTATTGTCGTATACCCAAACAAACCACCAATATATTGATTTCTTGCTTGTGACGAAGAGCCGGTAGATTGAGCTATGAATATTTCCATACCGGGTTTTAATTTTATGCCTTGGTATTCGGGATTTTTCACAATAAACTTTTTCATTGATTGCATATTTTCCGGTATGATATATTCGTTGCCTAAACAGAATTCAATTTGATCTTCAAATTGTATAATTTTTTGTATTTTCTTATACTGTTCTGGCGCAGATGAATCATTTCTAAATACTACAATATCTCCAACCTTATATTTTTTACCTTTTACAACAGCAAAAGCTTCTTCTCTCTGTCTTCTCATTTCAGAAAGAATTAAAGATTTAAAATCTGAATCAAGCTTCAGCACTTCAATTTTGTCATTTTTTTCATCAAAGGCTTTTAGATGAGTTACTTTGCTAGTCGCAAAACGCGGGGCGAGAAAGTCAACAATACGATATGTTTTATCATTCATTTTAAAATCATCGCCCACTTTGATAATTTCATCTGACGACACCATGAAAGAGTTTGCTATATTGCTCATAAGATCATTTTGGCTCTCATCTTTTATGCCGTCACTGCAATGTGTACTCATAATGCGATATGCCAGATCCATTATGTTTGTAATTCTTGAAGTCTGCCCTGAGCCAGATGTTTTAGAAATAACATCGCCCAGTGTGAATCTACTTGGTAACCATTTGGCTTTATAAATGAACATTGGGTCTTCTTTTGAATAATGTTCCCACTCAAGCCAATTTCTCAGATATGGTAATTGCGCTTCCATGTAACGCGCAATACAATGTGAATAGTCTTGATTATAAGCATTGTTCCAAAATAGATTTATGATACCTGATACGGCTTGAGCGAGTGTGTTTTGAGCGCCTCTGACACCATCACCAAGACACATTCCACCATTATCTGGGTTTGAAATGTTATATAAATAGGCAACAAATAATTGGTCGCCAAGGCCGGTAAGAGGCAAAGGTCTGAAAAATATGCTGCCACCATGATACTCGTTAGATGGCCCGAAAGATAACACGTAGACTATATATGGAAATGCGAAGGTATATTGTTTAAGGCCGCCTCGAATTCCACTGTACCCCCAAGAATCCAAGACCCCCCAACTTCTAAGTTGGCTAACCGCTCTACTAATATCAACATCAGCCCTGACAGTTCGAATGGCCGGTGGGTCTTCAATTACGGTTATAACCCTTCCATCCATAGTATCGCTGATATATCTACAGTTCTGTGGTAGAACGGTATGCATTGGAATGGCATTATCGCTAATTGATTTTTTTAGGCGGTTTACAAAAGTGTTCGTATCAATTGTGTTGATTCTAGAAATTAATTTGCTTTTTTCCTTTTGGGGGTCTGGTGAAGGTTCTGCTTGATAAACAGTCGCGTATCTATTTGTAATTCGTAATTCTCTCATTAACTCCTTGTGCATTTCACGCTCCTTTGTAAAATTTGTACAGTCTCGCGTATTCCATTAGAACACGTTTCGGTTTGTCTTCTTTTATCTGTTCAGCCCAAGAAACTCGCAAAGGCGGGGGTGTTTCATTAGCTCTTTTTATATCAACTGACCAAAGCCTTGCAACGTACTCTTGAGTCGGTTCACGTTCCAACGTCAAAAATGCATATTCTTTTTGTGTTCTACCCGGTACTTCTAAACAAAGGAAAATATTAGGTCCTTTTGGCATTAATGCGGAATGTTTTATATTTTTAGATTCTTCATCTTTTATTTGATCACATATTGTTCTTATTTGCTCAACATCATCTTTGTTTTTCAAATCTCTAAGAAGTTCTGTCAATATTGTCATTCGATTTCCCTACGATAGTATATTTTGTTGCCTATCCTTACCCAAGATAAACGATCAAACGGAACAGATCGCCAACCTTGTTTATCTATATCATAAACATGAAGAATTTTATTTTTTCTAATCTGATTAACAATTTGCTTTAAATTTACTGTTTTTGGATGATCTTCTTTTGGTATACGTGTGAAATTAAGAGTGGCCGTCATATCTCTCATTTCATTATTTTTTTTACGAAACCTCAGCTTTACGACATCGGCTTTGAATACTTTATCCCAGAATTCTAAGCCGGTATCTAATGTTTCTATTTCTGGATTTTTCTTGGGCATTAATTCTCCCTCCTGATATTTAAATGCACAATATCTTCTACATTATCGCACATGCTCATAATTTGGCATGTATGATTACAAAGTTTACAAAGTTCTTTTTTGTCTTTATGGATACATAATAAGGCAAAAGGACTTATGAGTTTACAGTTGGTATTTCTTGCAAAGAGACTGTGTGCCATAACATGTGTTGGGGTATATTTTCCACCTATTCGAAGACATAATCTAACAGACCCATCAGCATCAATTGTTATATTATGTAGACCGTCTTCTAATTTACAATCGAGGTTTGATGGTAGTATTTCCCACAGCTTTGGAAGTATCTCTTTCATATGGACTCTCAAATCAAGATTATCTCTAATTTTATTGAACTGCTTTGTTAACTCGTCTGACCGATGAACCAACTGTTTTGTGTCAGTTATGTTCGAAAAATCATAGTACTCTGATTTATTTATGTCCAAAGCTGTTATGCTGCTTGTTATTCCAGATTTAGATAGAGTTTCAACCAATCGGTACAAATACCCCACAGTGTCGTTTGTTATTGTTATTTCTGCCACAACGTCTGGCACGAACTCTTTGTATTTAATTAAATTTTTGAACCCCTCTAGGCTCTTCTTAAACTCATGATCTCTCTCGTCTGTATAAACAAAGATTCCCGGGTCAACAGACGATGTTAGACCCATAACCTTGTGTTTAGAAATTAAATCTTCTATTCTATTTTGAATCTCATCTGTATTATTTGTTATGATTGTATAGTGAATTCCTTCTTTATTACAGAATTCTATAATTTCTGATAAATCGTCTCTAAGGAAAGGTTCACCCCCGTAAAATATATGAAAGCAATCGGGATTATGTAGTTTGAACATTTTAAGAACACGAATTACATAATCGCATTCCATTTCATTCTTTATAAAGTAGTTGATTGATTTTTTCAGGCTATGAGAAGAAACATCCCGAATAATACCGCAGTAATCACATCTGAGATTACATCTTCTCGTTAAAAGCCAATTAACAATTCTTATTTTATCCATTTATATTCAATACCTCATCAGCTTCAATCTGGTCAATGTGACGATGTGATATTACAACAACGGTTTTATTTTCAACCAATTTTCTCAACACTTTGGATACACGCCCAATATTCTCGTCGTCTAAACTGTCGAATATCTCATCAAACATCAATATGTTATATTTTACATTCTGAATATTTTCTTGGAGTTCACCCAGTGTCAGTATAGTGGCTATGTCAACAATTCTGGTTTGCCCACCAGATAACTGAACTCTTTTATCACCTTTGGTTTGAGTATCAAGAAAGTTAACAGAAATCTTATCTCTTATTTCGCCTTTTTTGGTTTCCGATAGTGTGTCAAATGACACTATGTAGCGACCGTTTGAAATTTTATCTAAATAGTGTTGGACACGCTTGTTCATAAACGGAATGGACTCGTCAATAAGCATTGACGGAATACCGGTCGGTGAAAAAGAATCTTTCCAAAATTTAGCTACCACGAGCATTTTTTTGGTTGCCTTGACTTCTTTGCTCAATTTTATTTTGGCAGATTTGAATTTATCAAGTTTTGAAATTTCATCTTTCAGAGTTGTGGTGTCAAATTCTCTATTGGCTAATTGCTCGATTTCTTTTTCAAGTGCCAATTTCTCATTTAAAAGATTTGTAATAGTTTCTTCTATTCTTTTTCTCTCACGGTCTTTTTCTTGAGCTTGTTGTAATTGAGATTGAAGTTCACCAAGTTCTTTTGAAAGAGATTGATTTTCATTATCTTTTTCGGCATTTATTTCAATTGCTTTGGATATGGCAGCACGTTCTATTTGACTAAAAGCCTGTTGTGTTTTTTCATTTATTTCAGCTTCTTTCTTTTTTAATTCATAATCAATCGAATTAATATTTGCCTTAACCGTTTCAGCTTTAGTGTCTATATTAGCAATTTCATGCTCACCCTGTTTGATTATGGATTTAATTTCATCTTGATATTCTGTAATTTGGTTTCGATAGTTTATAATTTTGTTTTCATACCCTTCCAATTCAAGCTTAAGATGATCTTTAGATGAGGCTGATATCTCTTGCTTACACGTTGGGCATTTTGAAACATCAAGATTCAAAGCAGTCTTTATTTCGTCACGATCATTCTCGCATTGAAATAAAAGGTTCTCTACACGATCTTGATTTCTTCTAGCACCGTTTTTACTTTCAATAAATAACAGAGCGGTTTTTTCTCTTTCATTGATTATATCTTCAAGTTGTTTTTTAAGTTCCTCTTTACCCAAACTCATTTCATCTCTTATTTTGTTTATCGCTTCTTCGGCCCTTTCACGAAACTCGTTCTTTTTATTGTTTTTCATGAGTTCTAATTGAGAAAGCCTAGAATTATAGCGATCATCTATATCTTTTAAACTGTTTTTAACAGTTGTAATTTTCTCTATAAGGGTTTCAATTGGTGGGTTAATATTAATTTTTAGTAATTGCTCTCGCCAGCTTTGAATGAGTCTCTTTGAAGAAACTATTTGAGATTCAATTTCTACTATTTTATTTTTTATCGATTGATAAAAAGCTTTTTCAAGCTCCTTCTGCTTGGCAATACTTTCTTCGGCATCTTCAATTGAATTGTTTATCATTGATAGAGCAGTATCTAGCTTTATCACATTTGCGTCTAAATCTTTTAATTTATCTTTTGCTTTATCATAATAGGCGGCCCACTTATCAAGAGTTAAAACAATTCTGAATATTGCCTTTTTCTGGGAATCTTGTAAATCGGTGAAGAAGTCTTTAATCTTTTGACCAAACATTATCGTGTTTGGAAATAACTGCCTATGTGTTATTAAGTTTTCAACAACAGGCAAGACTTCCCTATGTCCTTGTTTTATTTTTTCTTTACCTCTTTTAAGAATGACAGTGTTACCATAACTTTTATATTTTTGATAGCGAGTGATATTGTATTGTTCATCGTTTACCTTAAAGTTTAAAGAGACCTTACAGTTTTTTCCGATTTTATTATTAACCACATCATCGCCTGACATACCTTTGCTCGTAGTGCCAAAAAGCGCATATGGAATCGCATCAAGAAGCATAGTTTTTCCGACACCATTTGGCCCAGTTATCATCAGCAGATTATTATTTTTAAATTCTATTTCTATCGGATCAATGTAAGGGCCATAATTTTCCATATATACTTTTTGAAATACTACATCTCTCATGATATTATGTCCTTTACTATTTCTAAATATATCTCATGTTCGTCCTTTGGTATTTCTTTTATATCTAGAAATTTTTGCATTATTTCATCATCTGTCATCGAAGAACTTAGGCCACGGTTTGTTATGTCCTTTTCACTTTTATCTACAACAATGAACTGATCAGCAATATCATTTAAATCGGTTTCGTCCGTCTTTACCAATTTAACATAATGCCCGGCGTCTTTTGCTTTTTGGGCTTCTTCCAATATTTTATTTTTATTTGATTTGGTTATTTGCAACTGAATGTGCTTTTTATAATTTTTGGTTGGTATACTTTTAACTTCAAGTGTTTGAGAATCAACAACCAGAAACCTTTTTTCATCTTCTCTCTCACCCCAATCTAATTGAATAGGCGATCCAACATAAAACAGACTTATGTCGTCTCTTATTATCTCTTGGGGTTTATGATAATGCCCCAAGAGAACCAACTTATATTTACCGATCAAGTCTTTTAGACCTAAATCAGCTATAATACTTAAACCAGAATTGAGAACGCCTTCATTTAGACCAAAATGAGAAATCAGAATATCAGATTTATTTTTCTTAATAATATCAACGATATTTGTAGAATATGGCACGAATAACATGTTTTCCATTCTTTCAAAATCACCAAATGGTATCCTTTTTACATATGGCTCATAATCAAGTGAAGTTAAAGCTGATACCGCTTCACCACCTTTTGCTGAAAGGTCATGGTTTCCATCTATCACAATAAAATTCAATTTTCTTTGATAGTGTCGAAAAAACTCAAGCAATACGTTCTGTGCGATGGAATATATGATGGACTTATTATGAAGCAGATCGCCACCAAGCACCATATATTCAATTTGATTGTCAATACAATAATCAGCTATTTCATAAAGCACATTTTTTATACTGTGAAGGCGTTCTGGTAGTTTTGAATCATCGTCTATCCTGTCTTGACTATATGAAGACAGGTGTACGTCTGCGGTAAAGGCAAATTTCATTTTACCTCCATTATTCAACAACGGTGGTTTCTACTGCTGTGCTTGTTTTATTTGTATAGTAAGATTTGGTAAAGAAACTTAAAGCTGTTATTGTGAGTATCGAAATAATAATAATCAAAATAATCAATTCTATTAATGTGAAGCCAAATTTAGAACGTAATATCTTCTTCACGACTGCCTCCAAATATTTGTTTAAGTTTATTAATTGTTTCTAAAGCTTCGTCAATTTGTGTATCTTGCATCATCATACTACCAACCGCAGCTTGCATTTCTTCAATGGATCTTCTATCCATGATTTGTCGTTTATTTAAATTACTATGTTGTTCATGTAGATAATCTACGTCATCTTGAATTCTCGTTAAAATTGATTTTGTTTCAATGTCATCATCAATTATTTTTTGAATCGCTTCAAAATCAATTTCTTTGAGTTTATCGATGACTTCTGATAAGCTTTTTATTTTATTAACAAAACTCTCAAGATACAGAATATGTTCAAACATATTATTAAGAATTGAATCTAGCTGTTCTCCAAATGGTGTTCCTATTTCGTTAAACTTTCGTTCAGTCATCCACGTCAGCCTCCATCTCTTTGCATAATAATCTGTATTGCTTCATTTTTGTCGATTTTGTTTATTTTACCATTCTTGACAATAAGAAAATCGACCTGCCAACCTTTTTTGGCATAATAATCTAATCGCCTGTATAGTGTTCTTGATATTCTTTTACAACCATAATCAACCATATCAAATACTATTGGTGTCTTTTTTCCTTCTTTTGATCTTGTAATTCTACCTATCAATTGCTCTATATTCGCAATTGGTGATGTCACGATCATACAATCTTTTTGTGGTGCATCAATACCATCACGACATTTTCCCGGCGTTGTAAATGTTATTTGAGCTTCCATCTTCTCGGTTGTCTCAGATCGATAAAATCTTGATTTGTCTTTGAAATCGAACCAGTTATATATTTTGTCAATCAACTTCACTCGTTCCATCATTACAATAACTTGTCTATCTGTTAATTGATTGAGCAAACCCTTAATTGTTTTGATAAATGGTTCTGATTTAGTAATTTTATTAAGATACCGACTTCTTTGAAATTCCCCGCCCCAATACAGATAGTATTGACTTTTGGGAACGTCTATTTCATAATCAAGTAACAAAACATTGATATGAGCGTCCATCGTATCTTCGAAATCTTCTTCTGAGAACACTTCTCCTAGATGATATCTTATGATGTCATCATTTCCATCATATCGATATGGTGTTGCACTTAAACCAAAAGTTATTTTCGCAGGTACGTGTATAGAACACTCAGCGAATCTTGGCGCACCCACTGTTGTATGAACCTCATCAGCGATCATCATTCCAATGTTTGCTTTGTCCAATTCAGTCAGAAACCCCTGTTTATGGTTCTTTAGCAACGAAACAAAGGTTTGAACTGTACAGATAACAATTGATTTGTGTATATCTTTTTTATATGACCGCGTTTTTAATTGAGCAATCTCAGTTTCCTTCAAATCTGTAAATTGTAAAAGTCGTTCTTTCCATTGATCTGATAAAGCATTTCTGTGAACAAGAATTATAGTATTGATTTTTCTTTCAGCTATTACATAGATTGATATAACAGTTTTTCCTACACCCGGAGCTAATTGAATAATTCCTTTGTTATTTTTTATCATGTGAGACATGGCAGCTTTTTGAAGTTCACTTCTTGGCTGTATTTTATGATTAATAAAAATTGATCGTCCGACATGTCTCATATCAACAATTTGGGGCGCAGGTATAAATCGATTGACATCAAACCATCTAGGCACAATAAGAAATTTATTAGATTCTATGAAGAACCTGTTAGTCGTTATACTTCCGGTTTGATAAGCCTCGTTATCTCGCTCTAAATGTTTTTTAATTTGTTTGTAAAAAGGTTCATTTTCATATTTTCTAGAGATAATCAGACCAGATCGTTGTATGATTTTTATATTTGACATTAGCGATTTCCAATATTAAATGTCGTGTACTCTGCCTTAGAATCTTCATTTTCCCAAACTGCCACCTTCCAAACAAATGGCATTGTTGGATAACTTCCCACATCTTTTATCAGTTTATCAAATAAATATTTTGCAATCACTTCAGCGGTTGGGTCGCATGGAAACGTGATCTTTTTGCATACCATTTCACCATTATTGATAAAGTCATTTTCATCTAATAAAAGTGCATGATCAAATTTGACGAGATGTGTATTAACAATTCTTTTTAAACTTGCAAAGTCAATGACCATATCATTTTCATTTAGACCATCTGATGCTACTGATACCTCGATAGTTAAATTGTGACCATGAATATATTGGCATTTACCTAAATGCTTACTTAATCGGTGACCAACAGGCACTCGAAATTTCTTAGTTACGATATACATCTTTCATAGTCTCCTATGACATACTCATCAATATTTTTTAGATCGCTTTTTCTTCCATTTCTTTCTTCCACCAATACTTTACTATCAGTTTGCATTGTAAGCAATTTTTTGATGCGATATTTTTCTATAAGGCTATTTATGGCGTTTGAATTTATACCACTTTTCTTTTCAATATAATTTACAGCATCATCGACACTATAACCTTGCGCCATCGCCTCAGACAAATGTGGTTTTATTTTTTCTAAAGTGTAGAGTTCGTTTATTTTATTCTTAAGCGTTTCTATTTCATGCTTTAGTTTAACTTGACTAATATTTTTATATGCCTCAAAGGTATCTATTAACATTGAATCTACAGATTTTAATTTAACTTCATCATTTTCATTTATTACCAGATTTTCAAAAGATATAGAACCTTTTATAGCTTCCTCAAGACTATCAGCAAAGTCCTTGAAAAGTTTGTCTCTATTTCTCTCTCTTAAAATCTGAAAAACAATTTCTGTTTTGTCAGTTGACAAATCTGTAAAACCAACAATACCAGAATCAAGTTCTTTTGAAAATCTATTTAACAAACTCTCGAACTTATTTCTCGGTGGCCACGATCTAAGTATTATTTTGCTGTTTCTGGCAATTCGTTCAGTCACGCCTTGTATGTCAACTTTCGCCTTTCCTGTTACCAACAGTTCTTCCAAAACTCTGTTTGGAGATAATATGTTACAATCGGTTATAGGCAAAATCGTTGGCTTCGTTTTTCTTCTTTTAAGCAACCAACTTAAACGTTGATACAAATGACTAATTTCATAACAAGGAATATAGGTTTTGTAACCAAATCCAATTCCTTGTGTGAACTCCTTTCCAATAAGACAAATTGGAAAAAGAGTCGGTAGACCTTTAGGCTCTTTTTGACCAAGTTCATTTGTAATAACTTTTGAATATTCTATGTAATTAAATGCCAGATTGACCATCATTGGGGATAATTTAACTTCTGTATATCTCGACGCTGCTGCGCCGTTTTGCTCAACACCAACATTTGAACCAAAGTTTCCTTGACCGTCAAGAAAACCTTGCCTTACCATCTGTACAATTGTACCATATACAGAACCATGCGGGTGATAGTTACCAATAACATGCCCATCAATTCTGGCTGATTTTACAAATTTATTTTTTGCTATTACAAACGCTGAAAATAAAGTTCTTCTTTCAACTGGTTTTAATCCATCAATAGAAGATGGAAAGTTGCGCCAATTTGAATATTCGCCATACTGCTTATAAAGTGTTGGGATATTCGTATCCATGAATCAAATACTCTTCCTTCATGTTTGGAAATATCGATTTAAATGTGTTGACTTTTAGATCATGTACATAAGCCTCATCAAGACTAAACCCCTGTTTGATTTTAATTGGATCATATGCTTTCTTGTGAAGATCCCCATGCATCATTGAGAAGATAATCTTATTTAGATGAGGCGCATAAATATAATTATAATCAGTCATTCTACTATCGTTCCAATCCCAAGGCCAACCATCTTGAGGTTTGACACCGAATGGGTGAAATGATAGAAATTCATCAAGTTCTATTTCAAAACATTCAGTATTATTTTGAATTAACACTTCGGCTGAAAGAAGAAAAGGGCTTCCATACCGTTTAACACTTCCAAGCCATACTAACGAGCCATTTTTTCTTTCTACATCATACGTATAGAAATCGGCACTATCCATTTTATTAATCCTCTTCTAATCATGTAGAAGACTCAGCAAAAGCTCAAGCGCCTGTTGCTCATTTTTAACCCACGCGTGAACTGTATCTTGAACGAATGGGTGTTTGCACAGGTAGTCTTCTTCTGTGTTACCGTCAAATATGCCAACAACAGGTTTTTCGGGCTGGTCATGATACCAAGCCAGTTCGTAGATTGTACCGATGAAAGGCGTTTCTGGTGAATAATGATTTGCATTGAAAATGCAAGCATTTGAATAAATTTTAACATATGACTTATCAATTGCTGGAAATAGTTTAGATTGAAGATTCTTAACAACGTTGGTTGAGAAATCAACATTTTTACCATTTGCCTCTGCTAACATTCTCTTGCTAAAGCTGTTATTGCAGGGATCAATAATCTTGATTTTACTTTCAATCTCTCTTGGTAATTTCTCAACAATTTCTCGAATAACTTTTCGCCATTCATAAGTTACAGGGTTTTTTGTTATTTGACCAATTAAATATACACTTAAATCCATTTTTCGTTTATCCTTTCAATACGAATGTGTTTCGGCTTTGCTCTACTGGCCAATAATACGGCGTCGATGGGTCTTCGGACCAGCCATATTGACTATAAAATTTATAGTCTTTTCTTAGCAAATTCGCCCTGTGTGATGAGTGTACTATCTCTAAAGTACCAAACCAAGGCGGTAAATCAAAACTATCTTTTTCTGGAATAATTAACATGTTGTTTTTATAGCCTCTTTTTATCCAAAGCCTAATTGACATATTCATATAGAAGGTAAGTGCGTCTTCGTAACCTCGCCACATGTTAACCGCCGGGTGATTAGACCAAGCGATTTTACCAGTTCGAGGGTTTGGTTTTATATTGCCAGTTAATATATTTCGTATTTGAAATGCTTCAACTCTCTGTTTACCAAGTCTTCTATAATCCAGACAGTTAAGTGATTTTTCAATATCAGGATACGGGACGAATGTTTGCATCTTTTCCTTTATCGTCCTTTTCTTCTTCGTCTTCTTCAAATAACTTTTCTATATTTGGTGGCAACACATCACCGGGGTCTATTGGATTAACGGCTTCTTCCCCCATAAAAGCTTTCATTTCATCTTGAACTGACTTAATGAATTTTGTGTTGAGTTCTTCGGCTATACTTGGTTCTACATCACCGTTCTCACTTCTTTTCATAGATTCATACATCACCATCAGAAAACTATGAATCATGTCAGCACAATCATGAAGAACACCTTTAACATCACTCAAAGTGTCATACCTAATACCATGATTTTTGATGTAATGCATGGCCAATTTGAAATAAATATAGTGAAGTTCACCTTTTGTCGCTACTTGATCTTGCATTGATTCAATATGTTTGTCAAATTTTCTTCTTTCACTCTGCGGTATAAATGGCATTAC